ATCCGTTTACAACAGATGGTGACTATTGGGGAGTAGACAAATTTGAATTGCTTCCTAAAGTTGTATTAGACAAGCCTACTATAACAGGTATAACAACAGGTACTATATCAACAGGTATGGTGTTTTACGCTTATCAATTATATATTGAGAATGGTGCAGAGTCTGCAATATCATATATAAGTGATCCTTTACATGTTACTTCTGCTAGTGATTACTATTCAAGTGACTTGTATTATGAAGGAGATGGTGTAGACCCAGTAACATCAAAAGGGTTTATTATAAATATAAACATGTCTGGTAATAATACATTTGATAGGTTAAAACTTATTAGGGTTCACTATGAAAGTTTTAATCAGGTGCCAAGTATATATGTAGCGGCTGATATTCCTATTAACTTAGACAATGCTAGTATTACTCTTACAGACATTGGTTCTGTTATAACTGAATTAACAGTAGAGGAGTTTGCAATTGATTCTACAGAAATATTTATTTGTCAAGAACTTGCAACTAAGAATAATATTTTGTTTGCAGGTAATATAGAAAAGAAAACATTTACTATAGATGACTTTGATGCAAGGGCTGTTAGATTTAGAAATTATATTGAATCTAGTAGTACTGATACTACTTTTTTTACTGCTTATGGAATGGAATCATCTGTAACAGCTATAAATGATTATTATATAACGTATACAATTCTAAATTTTTCTACTATAGCAGGTATACCAAATGGCAGAACATTGGTTAATGTAACATATGCAGAAGGTATGACAGATGGTGATTATGAAGATACTAATTATCCTGATCCTAATATATGGAATTTTACTACTACAGGTTCTACAATAACTAATATAACATATAATTTTGGTGCTGATATATTAGAATTTACTGTTACCTCTATATCTCAAATTTTTAATTATTCAGTATCATCTATAATAAATGCCAATATTCAACTATCGTTTAATTATAGTTATTCTACAACTGGTGGTGACCCAATTGTTTCTGCGGGTGTTTATGATTCTATTTTGGGTAATGTATATATAAATACTCCTGCTACAGATACTATTGCTGATTGGAATACAGCAGGATGGTCTAATTATATAGTTACTCACGATGGTATAAATAATTATAATAATCCAGATAACGATCTTGATCCAGAAAAGCAATTTATATACAAGTCAGATGGCATGACACTAGGTGCTGAAGGACCTAATGTTGAAATAGAATTTAAATGGGAAGATTTTGCTATAGATGATATTTCTGGTACTGCTTCTACATACTATGTTGGTACAGTATCTAATGGATCGTATAGTAATTATTCTAGTCCATTAAATGGTGGTAAACTATCATGGCAACGAGATGAAGTATATAGATTATTTGTAAGTTTTAAAAATACTAGGGGGCAAGACACTGAACCAAAATGGATATGTGATCTTAGGATTCCTAAAATGGTAGACTCTACTTATGGTGTAATTACCAATAGGATATTTTCTATGACTCAAGCTAGGCGAGTATACCCTGTTATAAAAATTAAATCTGGTTCTTGGCCAACTGATGCAGTATCTGCACAAGTTTATAGGGTTCCTAGGAATAAAGAAGATCGTCAGATTGTAACACAGGCTTTAGCTTATCCGTTTACTAATATATCGGGTTGGTATCTTAATAGGGGTAATACAGCATTAGATTATTATTCTAGTGGTAATGAAAACTTAGTAAAATTAGTATCTCCTGAAATAAATATAACAAAGAATATTACAAAGTCTGGCAATGATTATTTAGAATTTTTAACAGACTTTAGTTCTGATTCTGTTTCAACTGGTGGGTATGGTTCTTTAAACCAAAGGTCTATTATTAAATGTAGGGCTAATACTGTTAGGACTGCTTTTGCAGCAAATGATTATACTGATATAGTTAATACTACAAATGTTATACCACTTGATGATCAACCTAATTATTCAGTTGGTGGCGTAACCTTCTATAATTATAATGATGTAGAATATATAAATGCTAAAGGTTCTACAGGACTTGTTGTGAAATATTCTAATAACTCTTGGACTGCAGAAGGCAAAACATTAGCGTTAGTTAACTATAAGAACAATTGTTGGGATTCACAGTACGGTGGGTTAACATATGAGAATAGGCAGTTTAATAATATGATTCCTTGTTCAGATGTAATCTATACTACTGGTAGATGGACAGATTGTAATTATGGGGATACATTTATAACATACTTTGATGTATCAACATTGTTATATGATATGGATATTGCAGAAGGTAATTATAGTGATTACTCAAAGAACGAATCTATATATGTCCCAATAGAGTCTTCTATAAATTGTAACTTAAGATCTGGTGGGTTTGAAACACATAAACAATATAATGTGGCTCACTCATACATGATACAAGAAGAACTTGGGGCACATATGTTTACTGACTCTAGGGATACATTACATGTGTTTAATCAAACAGACGATATGTATAAATACAATACTGTATATTCTCAGCAACCTTTGCTTGCAGCATTAGTATCTATTGATGAAAGTCGTCAAACTGAAACTGTATTTGATACACAGATTAAAGCATCTCTGCCAAAACTTAATGGTGAATATGTAGATTCATGGACTAAGTTTGGTGTTAATGAAACAATTGAAGTTGATAGTTTATATGGTTCATTAAATGCTTTATTAGAATATGGTCACTCCTTGTATTTCTGGCAAGACAAAGCATTTGGTACATTATCTGTAAATGATAGATCTGTTATACAAGACAATAATACTTCTCAACTTGTATTAGGTACAGGTGGTGTATTAGATAGATATGATTATATCTCTACACAAAAAGGTTGTGAAGACAAGTTTTCTGTTGTGGCTGGCGTTGCAGGTATATATTGGATAGATAGAAATAATAGATCTATTAATAGATTTGCAGAGTCACTTAGCGACTTAGCTTTACAGAAAGGTGTTAAGTCATTATTCTTATTAGACGAGAACTTAATTAATTGGTCAACCTATTTATCTATACAAGATAAAGAGAATAATGAAGTAATATTTACTTTAGCTGACTATGTAAATGGTAGCATGGTATCACCTGGTATAAACGAGCATGATTTGAATAAACCATTTACATTATGTTTTAATGAAACAATAGATATGTTTAATTCTATATATTCATTTGTACCATATGTATATATACCATACAAGAATACATACTTAACTAATAGTAGGCATAATGTTAATGTATCAAATATGCCAGCTAATCTATTGTTTGTACACAATGTGAATGAAAATGTACAGGCAAGAAATAATTTTTATGGGTTATATTATAACGATGTAATTGGTCGTTATAGGTCAAAGGTTAGGCTGGCATTTAATCCATATTATCTTAACACAAAAGTATTTGACAATCTGTTTATTAATGGGGAGGTTAAAATATCTTCAAATACTACAGATGTTTATAAGAGAAACGTCAATGAATTAATGGATAATGAATTGTGTCCTGTTCATGACGTGTTATTCTATAATGATTATCAAACTACAGGTGTTACAGATTTAGTTTATAAATCTAATTTAGAACGTAGAGAACGCACATGGTCTACAGTTATTCCTAGGAATGCCGTTAATGTTCCTTACGGTTTTCAAGCCAATGATCCTACAATAGAAACCTTAACTCATCGTACTGATTTTCAAGAGAGGATGAGAGATAAGTATTTAGTATGTGAGTTTAATACAAATATTCCTACTACTAATACTGACTCTTATAGGTTTATTATAGAAAACTTAGGTGTTGTATATAGAAATTCTTACAGATAATGAGTAGTATAAAAATTAAAAAATCTAAGCAGGGGAGTTTACATAAGCACCTAGGTGTGCCGCAGGGTAAGAAAATCCCTGCTAGCAAACTTAAAATTAAATCCACAGATAGTCCTGCTATTCGTAAGAAGAAGCAGTTTGCTATTAATGCTAAGAAGTGGAAACATGAGGAAGGTGGTTTGATACCTGAATATTCATGGGGTGGTGTATTAGCAGATACAGCAGCTGGTGCTGGAATGGGTGCTATGGCAGGTGCTCCACTTGGTGGTATTGGAGCATTGCCAGGAGCTATTATAGGTGGTGCAGGAGCTTTTCTAAAAGGAGCTGTTGGTGAAATAACTGGTAATAAACAAGAAAAATTAGAGCTAGCACAGCAAAGAATTGCACAAGCTAATAACTCATTTAATACTATGATGGGCAATGGTATACAAAATCCTTTTACTGCTACATTTGCAATGGGTGGTAGGGTTGGTAATATCAATGCTGAAATAGAAAAAGGTGAGACCGCATTATCTCCAGATGGCACTATGCATAAATTTCAATTACCGTCCCATGCTAATTCAGTAGGGGATAATTTTAAATCTTTTGATCCAGGTACTATGATATTCAGTGATAAATTAAAATTCAGTAAAAATAAAACATTTGCTCAGGAACAGAACAGATGGCTTAAATTATCTGCAAAAGCAGATAAGACAATAAAGAATCCTGGGTCAACATTCTTAAATAAGAAAACAGCCAACCTTAATAAACAGAACTCATTAAAGATGAGCGTTGATTTATTTGGTAAACAGGAAGCTATGAAAATGTCTAAAGGTGGTATGACTGGTAAATTTCAAGGTGGCGGTACTACTCCATGGTGGCAACAAGGACCTTTTTATCCTGGCAGTGGTTATACTGCAAATGGTGTTAAATATCCTTCTCCGGACGCTACATTTAATGCTATGACCTATAATGTTAGACCTGGTACATATAATAATCCATATCAATTAGGTCAAGTAAATGTACAAGATACTGCTCAACAACCTCAAAGTAATTGGCGTTTTTATAATGCTGGTTTGACACCAGACAAAAGACAACCTGTTAACTTACTTGATCCGTTAGGCAGATTACAAACATATAGTGGTGGAGTATTACCAGAAACAACAATTACTGGTCAAACTAAAGCACCAGCAAATAATCAAACTGCTAATATTTCTACAGTTCCTGCAGTTGATAATACTATGGAAACTAGAGCATTAAGAGACCAAATATTTGCAGATAGTTTTGCTCCTGTAATACCTAATGTTGCTACAACCAATGCTGCTTCTCCTTTAAATACAGCTACTCAATTAGCCAATATGCCATCTTATAAACCAAATGGTATTCAAGGTGGTGGTGATGGAATGAATTGGGGCAATGTTGGTATGCAGGCCTTAGCTCTTGCTCCAGATATTTATAATCTTGGTCAAGCATTATTTAGTAAACCTGAAAAGATAGAACGCAGTAGGTATTTTAATCCTTATACAAATCAAATACGTTCACGAATGAATGATCGTAGATTTAATATAGATCCTATACTTGCTGCAAATCGAAATGCTAATGCTATATATAATAGAAACGTTAGTAATGCTTCTGGTGGTGATCGTTCTAGATTATTATCTAACTTATTGGCTGGTATGACAGGTAGACAATCTGCTGATGCAGCAGCATATTCACAGAAGATTAATATGGATAATCAATACGCTGCTGAACAGGCACAAATGGATTATAATCTTGGTGCTATGAATGCTAATGCATTGGCAATGAGAGATGATATTAATGCTCGTAATTTAGCAGCTAAACGTAACTTTGGTGCAGCTGCAGCGTCTGGTATGCAAAGGTATGCACTCAATCAGATGCAGATGGATAACCAATTAGCTTCACAAAAAGCTTATTTAGATGTATTAGAAAGAGTTAATCCTTTCTTTAATCAATGGTTAGGTATAAATGATTTAAGGAATTATAATAAAAGATAATTATGGCAAAAATTTCGAGATACGACTCTCCTGCTGAGAGTAATTATTTCAATACATTTGTACCTCTGCCATTAGATCAGATTACTGCTCTTGGTATGAAACGTCAAGAAGACCTTGAACGTAAACAAGATACTGCTTCTAAGTATATAGATCAGGCTTCTTTAGTAGATTATATTGCAAATTCAAAGGATGAGCAATGGGTTAAAAGCGAATACTTACCTACATTACAGAAGTATGCAGAAGACGCTATGTCTGTAGATTTAAGTAATCCTGTTGAATGGGCAAAATACTCTACTAAACTTAGATCTCATGGTACATCTGATAAGATACGTAGAATAGAAGAGAGTAAAGCTCGTTGGAATCAGGCTCAAGAGATGAAGCAAAAACTTATAGCTGCTGGTAGATATAATCAAATGTTGGACGAAGATCCATCTGTTGGTTGGGATAGTACTACAGGTATATATAACTATATGCCTGAAGCCTACACTGATAAATCTGAATTATTTGAACAATATTATAAACATATGAAGCCGCAATCAAAAGGTATAGTAACATTGGCAGGTGGTGTAAAAGCACTCAGGGAAGGTATAGATATGAATGATGTACGTTCTATATCAGATAGAGCTGCTCAAGAATTAGCTGCTACTCCGCAAGGACAGCAACAAATAAAATTATTCCATAAAATGTATCCTGAAATTGCTAAAGATATGAGCAATGTAGATATACTTAGGACACAAATGGAAGATTATGGTCAACAATATATTACATCAAATGATCAAATACTTCCTGAGTTTGCACAAGGAATTGGTAGTGGAAGTGATATGGCAGCATATGATTTAATACCAGTCCGTACTGCTGGTGAAGGTTTAGACTTAGATCCTGCTGGTGTAAATGATATACTTGCCAGTGCAAATATAGATATGTCTGGTAGTAATGCTATGTCAATATTAAGTTCTGGCCCTGGTGGTGGTAAAGCCGCTGTACTTCGATATAATAATGATGCTTCTAGCATGACATTTAATAGGAGTAAAAAAGCTATAGAAGCTGCTGCTCAAAAAGTAATAGCTCAATATCCGGAATTTTCTAAAGGCCCAAACGGTGAAATTCTTACTTCAGAACAAATAATATCTAACTACAAGACTGCTATTGATGATTGGAAAAACAGTAGTAGTATGGTATACTCATTTGGGAATGATCAAGTTAATGCTGAATGGAATAATAGAGTAGCAAATACTATACAACATAGAACTTTTATTATACCTGGTAAAGAAACACCTGTATCATTCAAAGATGCCGCTAAATACTATGGTTATAAACCAGAAGAATTTGTAAAAGCATTGGCTGATCCTAATAATCCTTCTGTTAAAGTTAATGCTCCTAGTATAAATGCTAGGGGAGAAGGCTGGTCGTCTATGCAAATTGTTCCTAAGAATAGAAAAAATACATTTAGAGAAGATATAAAAATAAGTGCTTCTGAAGATGAATCTCCGTATTTAAGAACATATTATAATATTCAAAATTCTATTAAGTCCGATAAGCCTATACCTACAATAGTAGGTGGTTTTTCTGATGGCAGAAAAATAGTTGCAGTTCCTAATAAAAGACTTGGTTATGACGAAACAGGTCATCCTACATTAGATATATCTATTTCTGAATATATGACTGATCCTAATGGTAATATTATAGGTGATCCATTAGCTAGAGATAAAAAATTAAACGATTATTATTATGAATCACTTAAAGCTTTAACAAGAAATCTTCATTTAGATAAAGACACTAAAGGATTAACTTTAGAATAAAATATATTATGAAAAGACAAATGCAGGATACCTCTCTTGGTGCCACTAGAAATATAGCTCTTGGTACTCAAGATTATGATACTAATATTGTTCTATATCCCAATGTAACATCTGAGGAAGTTCAAAATGATTTGCTTAAGAATTCCATTCGTTATGTAGATTATGCTGGTTCAGAAGTAGAAAATTTTGGTCGATTAGGTAATTATGGAGTTGGTCAATCACGATTTGATGATAAAATTGTAGAATCAGATATTCCATATTTGCAAAATATTAGAGCTTCAAGGCAAGGTCCTATTGCACAATTTGGATCATTCCTTAATCAAGCTATTGTCGGTGAACTTATAGGAGGCACTATAGAAGGTATTGGATATTTAGGAGAACTAAATGAATTTAATGATTTATTATCTGGTGAAGATGTAGATTTTGGTAATGCTATAAGTAGACTTGGAAAATCAATAAGAGAAGGGGCAAAAGAAGCAACTCCTGTATATGAATATGATTATAGGGAGGGAGATTTTAGACCTTGGGATTGGTCGTGGTGGATGACTAATGGTCCCTCTATTGCATCTTCTATTGCATTAATGCTCCCATCTGGAGCAGTTGCTGCTATACCCGCAAGACTTGCGAAAGGATTAACTTTTGCTGGTAAATATTCAGCAGCTATTAGAGCTGGTCGTAGTGTTGCTGAAGCAGCGCAAATTGCTAATAACGCATCTACAAAAGTGTCAAGAACAGTAGCTGGTTTAACTCAAGCTATTACATCTAGAAAGATAGAAGGCCTGATGGAATCAGGCGGTACATATGATGAAGCATATGAATTAGCTATATCATCTGGTAAATCGGATGAAGAAGCTAGGCAGATTGCTGCTAAAGCTGCAAAAAATAATTATATAGCGAACTGGGCACTGCTTGCACAGGATATTCCTCAATATTTATTTCTTAATAAATACTTAGGTAAATTTGCTAAAGGAGAACCAGATAAAGCTGTTAAAGGTATTGGAGCAGCTGCTAAAAAAGAACTTGGTCAAAAAACATCTTTAAGAGATTATATTCCTACATTAGGAGCATCTTATACATTAGGTAAAGATATGTTTGGTGAAGCAGGAGAAGAAGCATATCAATATTTATCAAATCAATATGGTGTATATACTGCTGAAAGGATGATTAATCCTGATGTAGATATGTCATTTTTACCATGGCTTAAGGAAAATCTTGACATGGGCGAAATTATGACAAATGCCTTTTTTGGTGCAATAGGTGCTGGATTTATGCAAGGGGTTGGTCGTCCTGTTATGGATAAAATACGTGGTATTGAAAATGAACAAGTTCTTGAAGTAAGATCAATTGCAGAACGTTATGCTACAATAGGCAAGAATATACTTAATGCCCAAAAAGTTGGGGATGACTATAAACTTGCAATGGAATTAAGTAAAGGTGGAGCAGAACTTGGCATTAGAGCTGCTATGGGTAATTCTAAAGAGTTATTAGATTCCTTTATTAATTTAGTGGATTCTGGTGATTTCTCTACTGCATCTAAAGATTTACAGGATTTTGCTGCAAGTGATGAAGGTAAAGCAATTCTTGCCCAAGATAAAAAGAATGCTGCAGAAATAAAAAAATATGCCACTAAAGCGTATGATACATATAATGAAGTGCTAGGTCAAATTAATCAAGAAGGTCATACTTTTAATAAAGGATATAAGAAATCATTAGAAAATTTACAGAAAACAGGTCGTTCTATAGATCCTGAATGGTATAAA